TATTACAGAAGACCACACGAGTGGCCCACGGATAGTGAAGACGTTTTGCACAGAGGAGACGAGTAATGACGGAACATGCTCCAAGTAGTTGCAGCTTCGGGGAGGACGGCCAATGCGCCTTGCATGGCATTGAGGTAGAGCGGCGAAAAAACATGCAGGCACTGACGGACAACATCCCGAAAATGCTCACTTGGCAGAACCGAATCGTCGGCTGGTCAGTCCTGGTCACGGTTTTTGTTGGAGGGGCGTATATTTATGCCAAGGAGATCCGTGACGATGTAATGGCGCGATACACCGCCAGTGTCGCTACAACCGCGGCTGACATGAAGATGATAGCAGACCAAGTCAGTGCTCTTGGGAATGGGCAGGCAAGGACCGAGGAAAGATACGAGGCGTTGCTCAGGTCCATAACAGATATGAACACCAACATATCAACGCTTACATACCTGCAACTCAAAGAAAGAGATATGAACGCAGAACTTAAAAAAGTAGGTAGGAAGTAAAAGGTGCAAGCATGATCCTCAAAGACGGCAGTGAAACCCGAGACCCGCGTTGCGGCCTGATCTTCCAGCCCGACCCGACCGCTCCACATCTTCTCTCCATGGCGGCGCCGGACGGCGGCATCGATCTCAGTCAGCGGGAGATGATCAGTAAGTATCGAGTCAAGAAATTCGGCGAGCCGCTGCTCAATCAAGGAAACTGGAGCGCCTGCGGTGGCTTTGGTTTTGCTGCCTTCATGGAGCATGAGCCAAACATCGCCACCTACGGCGACGAATGGGCTCTTGAGTTCTACTTCAGGGCGCAGGACAATGACATCTGGCCGGGGTCTGAGCGTCCCGGGTCCATGCCTCTCAGCTACGGCACCTCGATCGCCGCCATCATGCAGACCGCCAAGCAGGAGGGACTGATCACCGAGCATTGCCGCGCCTACTCGATTGAAGAGGTCATCCGCGGCATTGACTATTATGGTAGTGCCATCCTCGGCCTTGAGTGGACCGAGGGGATGATGAACCCCCGGAAAAAGGACGGGCTGTGTGTGCCAACCGGCGGGAGTGTCGGCGGCCATTGTACGGCCGGCACCTTCATCAACCGGCATCGGAACATCATCGGCGGGCCGAACTCCTGGCCGGACTGGAACGAGATAACTCATGGTTACTGGGTGATGGACCTCGATGATTTTGCCGAGGTTCTGCGGCGCGGTGAGTGCGCATTCGCAAGGAAGGCAGTATGAGCAGGTCAGAGCGGTTTTACGATGCCTTTCACATCATGCAGCAACGCGAAGGTCGGAACATCCGCACCGATGACCCAGTCGATCCCGGCGGGGATACCTTCTCAGGCATCTCCCGGGAGAACTGGCCGCATTGGATAGGTTGGCAGCTGCTCGCTCAGTCCGAAGGCAAGGTTACCCCTGCAATTATTCAGGCGGTGGAGCATTTCTACTATACCCAGTTTTGGGGACGGATCCAGGGGGACGCCTTGGCAGACCTCTCGCCGGAGGTAGCCACTGAGGTCTTCGACACCTCGGTGAACTTTGGATGCACCAGAGGGGTGCAGTTCCTGCAGGAGTCCCTATCACTGCTCAATCTTAATAAGCGGCTCTACCCGGACCTCGTGCTTGATGGCCAAGTCGGCTGGAAGACATTGGAAACCCTGCGGCTCTACTGCGTGTCGAGGCCTCCAAAGCCTGATGTATCGATCCCCAGACTGCTCAGAGTGATGAACTGCCTGCAGGGGATGCACTACATCCAGCAGATGCGTAAGTACCCTGCCAAGGAGAAGTACCGCGGCTGGTTTGACAGGATCTGAGATGGCAGACCAACTCGACCATGCAGGAGAACTCGAGATGCTGTTCCGTAACCAGGCCATAGCCGCGGCCCGGCAGATAAACAGCGGAGAGTCTCGCAGTCAGTCTCCTGTGCCCAGGAGAGGGAGTCAGGAAAAATTCAATATTGAGGTGCATCATGGCATTGGAAGAAGGGAAAAGAGCGCGGCTGAAACAGCCGATCGTCGAAGGGGTTGTCGTCGACGTGCAGTACAACAAACAGGAGAGGTGCCTTGAGCATTGCCTCGAATGGACCACGGATGTCAACAATGACGGAGTGCCGGAGACTCATCGTCGCTGGTTCTTGGAATCTGACCTGGAAGAGGTGGCATGATGAATGAAATAAGATCTGAATTTTCACACGGCCTCTCCAACCAGGGTGCCAGCGTCGGCAGGAACACCCAGACCGTAGAGCAGTCCAAGGCAATTGGTCGATATGGTGTTGAGTGCGTGGGGCCGGTTGAGTCATACCGGCAGAGATACATCCTGTTGCGCGACAGAATCCTCTCCTTCAAGCAGATGGGCAAGGTCCGCCGTTTTCTGCAAAGAGAGAACATCGCCAGAACACTGTCGGAGTTTGCCGCGATCCCGATGGAGGTCAAGTGGACAGAGGCATTTGACAACCTTGTCACCACCGTTGGCAAGAACGACATGCTTGACAAGTACCTGGCCGGATCCTCCTACACCGCAGCTTGGTACATCGGTCTGATCAGCTCGACCAGCTACACGACCGGCGCAGCTGTTGGAGACACCATGTCTTCCCATGGCGGCTGGATTGAGGACGTAGAGTATTCCCAGGCAGCACGGCCGACCACGGCATGGAGTGCTGCGGCAGCCGGCAGCAAGGCCCTCTCTGCGGCCTGTGTCTACTCGATCAATGGCGATGGCACGACGATCAAGGGTTGTTTTTTAAACTCGGTAGCCACCAAATCAGGCACCACCGGCACCCTTTTTTCTGCTGGCCTGTTCACTGGTGGAGACAAGGTTCTTGCCAATGGCGACACGCTGAATGTCAGTTACACCGCCACCCTGACCTAAAGGATCGATGTGGGGGCCATCCCGACATATGTCAACCAGGGCGACTTTACCGCAGGCACTGGGGCAATATCTGTCCCGGTGCCAACCGGTTACGCTGACGGGGATATCCTTGTCCTGCTGGTTTCGTCTGCGAATGAAACTATCGCTACACCTGGAGGCTGGACTGAAGTAGCCAATAGCCCGCAAGGAGCCGGCACAGCAGGGGCTGCAGGCGGAGTCCGGCTTGCTGTATTCTGGAAACTGGTGTCTGGGGCACAATCTGCTGCATCGGTAGCCGACTCAGGTAACCTCAACACCGGGCAGATGTTCCTCTTCCGAGGCATTGACACCTCAGCGCCGATCAACATTACCGCAGGCAGCGTCAATACTCCTGCTTCAACTGATTGGGCTTGCCCAGCGGTAACGACTACAACTCCCAACTGCCTCATCCTTCTCTGCATCGCTCTTGACTATGACGGCAACTCCACGACTGAGACAAGCGGGTGGGCGAATGCTGGACTTACCTCGATAACAGAGCGGGCAGATCGCACGGTCAACAGCGCTACCGGTGGTGGGCTTGCTTTGGCAACTGCTGGTCGAGCAGCAACCGGGGATATCGGCACAACGTCGGTTACTTCCGCCCATTCCACCACAGCAGCGTTCATCACTGTCGCCTTGGCGCCTCCGACCACATTTGGAGTGTCACAGGCAGAATCTTCAGCAGTAAGCGACATTATCGGTGGCGGCGGAGGGGCACCCATTGAAGCGGCACGAACAGAGACAGCGGCACCCAGTGAGACAACTGTAGGTATAATCCCTGACACCGCATCGCAGGCCGAGACGGCGGCAGCGACCGAAGAGTATCTTCCATACAAGAAGGTTACGGTTGTCGGGGTGGTTAATTTGCCGATCGTTTTCAACGATGTTGGTGAAGCAAGAACTATAGGATCTGCAGCTATTACTGTCCCGGACGGAGTTGATTTCTGCATCCTATTCGTTGGATCACGACAGACCTATGTGAATAGCGTTCCTCCGTACTATGACGCCTTTCTTTACAGCCCGTGGCCAGGGCATATTCCAAATTCTTACTCATTGAGCGGGCAGACTATGGCTTTTGCTGCCAGGAGTCAGGAGCTTGATGAACTGGCTGGCAATAACAGGTATGTCTACGACGTTGCATCTTACATACTGGCAGCACCTCCACTCGGAGAACAGGAATTTGAGTGGGACTTCAATCCCATATCTGACGCCCACTTCTTCAGTCTCATTTTCTATGCGAATGTGCACCAGACTGACCCCCTGGTGATTACTTACGACTATAAATATTTTCGCGCTGGAGCTACTGCTTCAGCTACACCAATCAATAGAACCCTTACAGCTATCGCTTCTGAGGAAGGTGGACTGACTGTTGGGGCAATGTATTCTTGGGTTAGTGATCTTTCTGCAAAGCCTACTATAGAGACAGGGAGTCAGTTTCTTAGGTTGCTTCAAGGCTCGGTGGATACCTTGTACGATGCTGCCATGATGGTTGGGGACTTCCCCGGAGGTACGTCAAGCAGTTTCGTTTTTACTAACGTATCCTACGCTGGATACCTCGCGTTTTCCCTGCGACGATCTGAGGGGGAACTGTACCGGGCGGCACAAGCAGAATCAATCGGCAGCGTGTCTGACGCAAGCCTCGGGCAGGACCAGACTCAGTATGTGCATTCTGCAATAACAGAAACTCTGGCAGTCAGCGAAGCGGGAAGTTCTGACAACGCTGAGAGCGCAGACCAGGAAGAAACTGCCGCATTGACTGCAGCTTTTGACGGAGAAGCACTCCCATCCGGAGCCGAGATAGCCGAGACAGCGCAGGTAGCTGATGCGGAAGACGCCACAGCTTCCAATGATAGCTTCGACCGCGGCGTAGGCGAGGGGGCAGCGTGTAGCACCGAGAGTGCTGCGGCCTTGTCCGCCGAGAGAGCCGCCGCGGACACATTCCCGGTCAGGCAGATCAACGGCCCCTACGTCGACATCCCGACCGAGATGATGTTCTCGGACAGCAGGTCGTATCAGATCAATGACTATGCAAACACCGCCATTGGCAGCAGGGGGGTCACCATTCATGCAAATACCAACCTGCTGATCTTCACCTACCATACCTTGTTCTACACGCCGGCGTGGATTCAGGAAGGAAATTACACCCTGACCTTAAATGGAGTGCCGTTCACCCATCTGGCCAACACCAACGCTGAAGGCTACAATGTGATGGTGGCCTATTTCAAGAATCCAGAGTCTGGAACCGTCGCTTGGAATTTCCCCAACCCGAACTTTGGCGGGGTAGAAGAGTATGCCGACATTATCAAGATCTGTCAGTTCACCAACGTCGACGTTTCAGGTGACCCTTTCCGCAGCATCGTATCTCCTGAAGGTGTGACCAACTCAGCATCGCTCACTCTCTCCGGGATCTCGTTCAATGAAGGGGATATGGTTGTCGGCATCGAGTATGGCATGGGCGGGGGCGCATACGGCGAGGTTCGATGCGACGTCGGCAAGCAGCCTAGCATAGTCAGCGGAGGGGCGTACAACACTTCTTACGGCTGGTCGATCAGGACGACGGTCGGAGCAGAGCCATGGGGGTCGAGCAGCATCACTGCCACTGCCGCAGATGGGGCGACGCAGGACTACATCTACATGATGGCCCTGGTCCTCAAGGTGAAGCTGGAAGGCTGGATCGCTTCCCCCGCCGCGGTCGAAGCCGGGTCGCTCATTCTCTCCGACACCTTAACCGGTGAGAGCACCGCTAGCGAGGCGGCGGAGCGCACTGACAGCGCAGCAGTATCGGAGGCCTTGGTAGGAGATGCCTCACACACTGAAGAAGGAGCCGAAGCGGAGAGCGCGGCGATCGCTGAGGCACAGGTCGGTACTCAGACGTATGGGATGTCAGAGGCAGAGTCCTCAGCTATTACCGAGAGTCAGGCAGCAGCGAGGACGGCGAACGGTATGGGCTACGCTTGGGCAATATCAAGGGCAACGCAGAACGGCTGGAAGGTAGCCGACTGCCTGTGGAGCGACGATCTCGCTGTCGAGGAAGTTGTTGCAGCAGGGCAAGGAACCCCAGCAGGCATGACAGACGAACTGACGGTTGCTGACGTGGTAACAGCCTACGCCGAAGCCGGTGCCTTGATGGCGGAGCTTATGGTTATCGCTGAGGACTCCAGTGTGACACAGGTCCTTGGCGGGGCCATCTCCGAGACTATGCAGGTTACTGCGCAGGCTGTCACCACAGCGGAAATGTATGCGGCTGTAGTCGAGGCGGTAATCCTCATCGATCAGTGGCTCGCAGAAGCTCTCCGGCGGGAGATAAAGAAGTTCATGGCCGGCGGCCGGGTGACCAGCTTCCTGCACCGACTGGTGGACCTGTCGCAGTTCATGGTGGACAAGAAGATGCTGGAGTTCGACTGTGTGCCGGCAGCGCGGGAGATCCTCGAACAGGAGAGGTTCACTGACTATGCTCCGGATCAGCCCAGGTCTGAGGCGTTCACTGCCGAAAAGGCGTCAGTCAGCTTCCAGTGCCCAAAAAATGTACAGTTCACAGCAGAGCTTGTCCCGGTAATTTTTTACTGCGCCGAGGTGAAGGCCGCCGGCGAGACCCCAACCAAGAAGGATTTCGAGGTGTAATATGGATGCGTTTGAGAAACAGCCCTATGAGGAGTTCACCGTCAGCACCGATTTTTCCCGGAATTTCGCGACCGGGGAGACGGTATCCAGCCAGACTGTCACCGCAGTCGACAAGGACGGGGCGACGGCCACGACCACAGTTACCGACCAGACCACGGTTGCCAACGATGGAGGCAGCAAGGTGAGCGTTCTGGTCAAGGCCGGCACCGTCGCAGCGAGCCCCTATCGCTTGACCTTTCGGTGCGTCACCTCGACCGGGCACAAGTGGGAGCACGACATCCAGATGAATGTTAGAGAAATATACTAGCATAATATGGTAGCTTTCTGATACAGTAAACCGGAGGAGGGGGAAATGGCTACTGAAGAACGGATAAAGCAACTACTCGACTGCGCAGTCAGGGTGCCTACCAAGGACGCGGCCGGGGTCTATATCCCGGGCGGGATGGACGCGACGATCGGGGCCAAGGCGATCGCTGACTGTCTAAAAATTGTACAGGATGAGAAGATGAAGGGTACCGAATGGCCTCCGGGGTGCATCCTTGGCTGACATCGATTTCAAATTCACCGCGTCGCCGACCGTCTCGAAGTTCATGCGGTCGAACGCCTTCCATCGAGCCATCATGGGTCCGATCGGCTCTGGCAAGAGTGCGGCCTGCTGCGTCGAGATCCTGCGCCGGTGCCTGGAGGTACCGATCTGGAATAAGGGCAAGCGGTCTTCACGGTGGGCAATAATCCGGAATACCAATAAGCAGTTGCGAGACACGACCCTCAAGACGTGGATGCACTGGATGAAGGACTTCGGTACTTGGCACGACACCAAGATGTTGTTCCGCCTGAACTTCGGTGAGGTCGATGCGGAGATAATGTTCCTCCCTCTCGATACCGAGGACGATGTAGGAAGGGTTCTCAGTTTGGAACTAACTGGCGCATTTATCAATGAATTTAGGGAAGTGCCTGTCGCCCTTTACTCCTCGATCAAAGGCAGGCTCAGACGATACCCGAATCCAGTCGAGGTCCCGGGGACTTGGTACGGCCTGATAATGGACTCCAACCCTCCAGAGATCGATAGTGCCGCCTATAAGATGATGGAGCACCTTCCCCAGGAAGAGGGCAATCCGAACAGCGTCATCAAGGTCGACGCCTTCAAGCAGCCATCGGGCATCTCGCCGGAGGCAGAGAACCGTGACCACCTCCATCCGGACTATTACACCGATCTGGCAGAGGGCGAAACCAAGACTTTCGTCGATACCTACATCCACGGTCTCTATTCTCCATCGTTGTCCGGCAAGGCTGTCTACGCCACCACCTTCAAGGCGGAACGCCATGTATCGCAGATTCCTCTGCAGATCGATCCTTTCCTGCCGGTGATCATCTCTTTCGACTGTGGGCTAACGCCGGCGGCGACGTTTAAGCAGATGGACCTCGATGGGCGGGTCCGAGTCCTGCGAGAAGCAGTAGCCTTTGACATGGGTATGAAGCGGTTCAGCAAGAATAAGCTGCGACCGCTTATCAAGAATTTCTTCCCGACCAACCCGCTGATATTCATCGGCGATCCTGCCGGCAAGCGGCGGGCCGACTCGGACGAGTCTTCAGCGTTCAAGGTTCTGCAGGCAGACTTCGACGAGGAAGGAGCCATAGTCAAGGCGGCGTCGACCAACGACCCGACCACCAGAATCCAGGCGACGGAGCAGATGCTCAGCAACTATCCGGACGGCGACCCGTTGATGGTGATTGACCCGTCCTGCAAGTGGTACATCGAGGCCCTGCGCAGCAAGTACCGGTACCAGAAGCAGAAGATGACCGGCAAGTATTCCGACAGCCCGGAGAAGAACGAATGGTCACATATAGCCGAAGCGGGGCAATATGGAGACTTATATTTATTGTCAGGCAAATATGACCCTGCTGAGCATATCCGGGTTACCGACTTCAACCCCCTCAACCAACCCACGCCGTACCGACCGGCGCAACGCGAAGGATACTGATGGAAATCAATTACGAAGAACTGGCGAAGACAGGGACGT